TTAATTGGGGTCCGGTAGAAGAAGTTAGACTCGTGTCGTCAGAAGACAACATGGCGTCGGTTTTTTCCACACCAGACAACAATACGGCCAAATACTTTTTAACTGCGGCATCTTTTTTAAAGTATGGTAACGCACTTAAAACGGTGAGAGTAGTAGATTCGACAGCTAACAACGCGTCAGCTGCTGGAGACACAACTCTTTTAATTAAAAACGAGGACTCTTATGATTCTCAGACATTTAGTCTGACAACTCAGGGTGCATGGATGGCTAAGTATCCAGGCGTACTCGGTAACAGTCTTAAAGTAGAAGTTTGCTCTTTAGGTTCCACATTTGCAGCATGGACTCATGCAGGACAGTTTGACGCTGCTCCTGGCACGTCTGATTTTGCAAAGGGCCTAGGGAAAACTACTGCAGCAGACGAATTACACATTGCAGTAATTGATGAAGATGGAGCATTCTCTGGTACACCAGGAACTGTTTTAGAAACTTTTGGTTTCTTATCACAGGGTTCTGATGCCAAAGATAGTTCAGGAACTTCAATTTACTACAAGAATGTAATAAATAATCAATCAAAATATATCTGGTTTGGTGATCATGATGTAGTTACTGTCGAAGGAGTTGACAGTGGTTTAACTGATGCTGGTACAACTATTGCAGCTGCAACAGGTGCATTTGGTAATCATTCTGCTGTAAGGACATTCACCTTAACAGGTGGTGTAGATGGTAATGCGCCAACTGCTGCTAACATTGCAACAGGTTTTGATTTATTATCCGATTCAGAAACAGTAGATGTTAACTTATTGTTTGCACATCCAGATGCTAATGGTTCTAATACCATTGGTGCTGACTTAATCAGTATTGCAGAGGCAAGAAAAGATTGCATGGCTTTCTTATCACCACCTCTCGAAGATTCTGTAAATTCAAGCACACCAGCTGATGATGTAAAAGCATATGCAGATACATTAAATTCAACTTCTTATGCTTCACTTGATTCAGGTGCAGTATATGTTTATGACAAATACAATGATGTATATCGTTGGATTGGTTCCGCTGGCTTATGTGCTGGTTTATGTGCTAATGCTGACAATGTAGCTGATGCTTGGTTCTCACCTGCTGGTGTGAATAGAGGACAGCTATTAGGTGTTACTAAACTTGCTTATAACCCAACTAAAGCTCAAAGAGATGAATTGTATAAGGCTAGAGTGAATCCATTGGTTTCATTCCCTGGTCAAGGTACAATGTTGTTTGGAGATAAAACACTATTATCCAGACCGTCTGCATTTGACAGAATCAATGTAAGAAGGCTGTTTATTGTGTTGGAGAAAGCAATTAGTACTGCTGCTAAGGCACAACTATTTGAATTCAATGACGAATTTACAAGGGCCCAATTTAGAAATTTATTGGAACCATTTTTACGAGATGTAAAAGGAAGACGTGGTGTGACAGACTTTTTAGTTGTTTGTGATGAATCTAATAATACGGGTCAAGTAATTGATTCTAATAGATTTGTTGCTGATATCTTTATTAAGCCTTCAAGATCAATCAACTTTATTACATTAAACTTCATTGCAACAAGAACTGGGGTCGACTTTTCTGAAGTCGCCGGCGGTTAATAGGAGGAAACAATGGCAATTTTAGGCGTAGACGATTTTAAATCCAAATTAGTTGGAGGTGGCGCTAGGTCAAACATGTTTAAGGTCACGTGTAACTTTCCAAGTTATGCACAAGGTGATGTTGAACTGACTTCTTTCCTATGTAAGGCTGCTCAGTTACCTGCATCAATTCTTAATCCAGTGGAAGTTAATTTCCGCGGCAGAAAATTACAAATGGCTGGTGACAGAACATTTGAACCATGGACTGTAACGATTATTAATGATGTAGATTTCTCAGTTAGGAATGCATTTGAAAGATGGAGTAACGGTATCAATCAACACGTTGATGGTACTGGTTTGGCTAACCCAACAGATTACATGGCTGATATGATTGTAGAACAATTAGACAAGTCTGGTAAAGCTGTAAAGAAATATGATATTAGAGGGACTTTCCCAACTAATATTTCTGCAATTGATTTAAGTTATGATAACGAGAATCAAATTGAAGAGTTCACAGTTGAACTTCAAGTTCAATATTGGGAGTCAGATACCACTAGCTAAAAGAGGTATAAATATAATAGAAGGAGGGATTAATTTCCCTCCTGATATTATTGAGGTATAAAATATGGCAGATTTTTTCGGATTCGAGATCAAAAGAAAAGGTGGGGAAGAACCCATCAGGCCGTCATTTGTTCCAAATACAGATGAAGATGGTTCTGGTGTAATTCAGGCTGGAGGTCACTTCGGCGCTTATCTTGATTTAGATGGAGATAAAGCAAAGAATGAAATTGATTTAATTTTAAAATATAGAGATGTGGCTACTCAACCTGAGTGCGATGCTGCAGTTGAAGATATTATAAATGAAGCAATTGTAGGTGATCATGATGATACACCTGTAAGGATTGTATTGGATGAAGTAGAAACATCTGATAAAATCAAAGAAGTTATAACCCAAGAGTTTAATCATATTCTTGGATTATTAAATTTTAATGCATATGCTCATGACATTTTTAGAAGATGGTATGTTGATGGTAGATTACCATATCATATTATCATTGATAAAGATAAACCTAAAGCAGGTATCAGAGAGCTAAGATATATCGATCCTACTAAGTTAAGAAAAGTAAAAGAGATCGAAGAAGAACAAGACCCTAAAACTGGGGCAAAAATTATTACAAAGCAAGAAGAATATTTTATTTTCCAAGACACTAAAATGGGAGATAGTAATCAAGGGTTGAAAATTCACCCTGATTCTATTGCATATTGTACATCGGGTGTTCTTGATCCGAGTAGAAAAAGAATTTTAAGTTATTTACAAAAGGCATTAAAGCCAGTCAACCAATTAAGAATGATGGAAGACTCACTGGTTGTTTACAGAATAAGTAGAGCACCAGAGCGTAGAATCTTTTATATTGATGTTGGTAACTTACCTAAAGGTAAAGCCGAAGAATACTTAAAAAATATTATGAGCCAATATAGAAATAAAATGGTTTATGATGCAAAAACAGGTGACATTAAAGATGATAAAAAGCACATGTCAATGCTCGAAGACTTCTTCTTACCGCGTAGAGAAGGTGGTAGAGGTACAGAAATTACCACGTTACCAGGCGGGGAAAACCTCGGCCAAATTGACGACATCATCTACTTCCAAAAGAAATTATATAGAAGTTTAAATGTACCTGTTAATAGACTTGACCAAGAGTCTCAATTTTCTCTTGGTAGAAGTACTGAAATTTCTAGGGACGAAGTTAAGTTTAAGAAGTTTATTGATAGATTAAGAAAGCGTTTTAGTGATCTATTCATGCAGACATTAAAAACTCAATTAATTCTTAAAGGCATTATTGTATCTTCAGATTGGGATACGTGGAAAGAATCCATTACATTTGATTTTATTGAAGATAACTACTTTGCAGAATTAAAAGAAGCTGAAATCTGGAGAGAAAGATTTGAAATGTTAGCCACATTAGATGAATACGTAGGTAAATACATCTCTAATGAATGGGTAAGAAAGAAAGTATTACGATTTACCGATGATGATATTAAAGAGATTCAGGCGCAAATTGATGATGAAGAAAAATCTGGCGAAAACGAACCTATGGATGCAGATGATCCTAGATGGGACTAGCTAGAGTACAAGATTGTATAAATATATAACGAGAGGACAATATTATGTCAATAGAAAACTTAATTAGTGATTTGAAAAAAGGCGATAATGTTAGTGCTGGTAAACAGTTTAATAGCATGATGGCAGATAAATTAAGTGCTGCTCTAGACGCAAAGAAGATTGAAATTGCTTCAAATTTGCAGAATAGAAAAGCAGAGACTAAACAGGAAGAAAAATAAATGCTTTCTTTTGTAGAGCTTAGAGAAAAAACCACTAAACTTGGTTCCGGAGAGAAGGAAGTCAAGTCATATAAAGGTGGTAAGAGAAAGAAGATTGATGTACAAGTAGTACAAAAAGGTAGAGCTTTCTCTGTGTATATCGACGGCGAGAAGTTGGACGATAACTTTAAGACAGCAAAAGATGCTGAAAAATCAGCTAATGATTTTATTAAGCTGATGGGCGAGGAACTAGAAGTATGAAGCTAATTGCAGAATATATCGACAGTGATTTAGAGGTCATTGAAGAAAAGGTTGGTGGTAAAAAAACACTCGCCATTGAAGGTGTTTTCATGCAAGCAGACCAGAAGAATAGAAATGGTCGTGTTTACGCAAGAGATGTACTAGAAAACGCCGTAAATAAATATATAAAAGAACAAGTAGAGACTGGTAGAGCGGTTGGTGAATTAAATCACCCTGATGGACCGACTATTAATCTCGATAAAGTTTCACATAAGATTACTGAACTCCGATGGGACGGAAGTAATGTTATAGGAAAAGCATCAATCTTAAATACCCCTATGGGCAATATCGTTAGTGGTTTGCTTGAAGGTGGAGTTAAGCTTGGTGTGTCAAGTCGTGGTATGGGAAGCCTTGTACAACGCAATGGAACACAACATGTAGGAAAAGACTTTATGTTATCTACTGTTGACATTGTTCAAGATCCATCCGCTCCAGAAGCCTTTGTAAATGGGATTATGGAAGGGGTAGATTGGGTCTGGAATAATGGTGTCCTAGTTGCACAAGAAATTGAATCAATTGAGACTGAGATAAAAGAAGCTCGAAACATGGCATCTGCTGATGTTGAAGTAAGAGCTTTTAAAAATTTCCTCTCTAAATTAAACTCTAAACTATAGGAGAACGTTATGTCAATCGACAATTTAGAAAATGATATGGCAGTCGAAGATGTAGCTACTGAAGAGCCGATTCAAGAAGAGAATGCAGAGCTCGTTGAAAATGAGAATTTAGACGAGGCAGACTCAGAACTTGAAGAAGGTAAAGTTAAGGAAGAAGAAGAAG